AGTTACGGTCATTATAGTTGGCCACATAGTCCAGCCCGTCTGTTCCTGCTACGTGGTGGGTCATGGCTCCCACGACCTCCGCGCCATTACGAGACCGGCCGAAGCCGTAGTCCATGATCTTGCTTGTGTTAGGTGCCCATGTAGACATTCTGTTCTCCTTATAGTGGTGGGGTCAGGACAGGATTGGGATCCTGGTGGCTGGGTCCAACCTGCCCCCTTTGAGTCTTTCCCAGAAGCGTGTGTCCTCTTGACCTAGACGCCAGACAGCTATGCCGTCCAGCCCCCACACTCGGTCAGCTTCATCACGGCAGTGAGCCATATATTCAGCGTCAGCGAAGTGGACTAGAGCGGTCCCTTGAGGGTCGCAGAGGTAAGTAGTACCGATCCATACTTCTATGTCACGGGGTATGATACGGACAGGCTTGGTGTACCCAGCAGGGATTCCTATTCTCTTGACGTGTACGAAGTCCCAGTCGGGTGAGATGCTCTTGGTGCGAGTGGCACGCTCTTCTACGTCAGTGTTTGGACGGAATCGGTTGTAGGCATCCCAAGTGACGTTAGTGCGAGGTATTCTGCCCACGTCAGTGAATGTGAAGACTCCCACCTGCACGTCGACAGCTTCACGAGGGTTATACCACCAGCCATCTCCCCAGCGAACGTGGTCAAACCAAGCTGACCCGCTAGTGCAAATCATACCGGAAGGGCCAGCGGTGTAGCTGCCATCTGTGTAGTCAATATTGATAGGCATGCTGGTCTCAGCTCTCCCGTAGTAGACCCGTGCCCGGTTACCCCGTACCCGTAAGCCTACAACGGCTCTGGCCTCTCCAGGAGTCCCACTGGTGCCCGGTGCAGACACGTTACGTGTGGCCAGGATGGTACCATCGCTGCGTCGCAGTTCTAGCGAACCAGTATGGCTCACAGTTGCCTCGAACGACCCACAGTACACGCCAGCACGGCCAGCACCAGGAAGCTGGAACCTGCCCTGGACGTGGACTTCTGATCCTGAGTTGAGTGCAGTGAGACTTAGCTTGCCAGCTCCAGCCACACGAAATTGCCCGTAGGTCCGTGGGTAGGCTACGGGGTCGCCCTGTCTCCAGTGAGACCAGCTTCCCGTCTTAGTGTAGTAAATTCCCAGAGATCCCGTGTTAGCACAGTCATCGTCCATGATGGTTGCGCTCTGAGGAATACGCTGGAGGACCTCTATAGTTAGGTTATGTATGTCCTTATTGTTCCATTTACCAGTGCTGTCCACAATTGGGATAGGTCGTACAGAGTGCTCCATGTATTCAGTCGTACTGGACTGATCTACCATCTGGCCTACAGTGGTCGCAGCAGCGTCTCCGTAACGAGTCAGGTAAGACCTATCGTTATAGGAGTTAGCTGACATTCCACTCTGACTGGATATGTGCTGAGCAGTCGCCCACCAGTAGCACCCGATCAAAGCGAATGGACTGTTCGTAGCCTTGTCACGGTATGTGAGCCAGCTTGCCAGAGTCTGACCTTCAGCGTTGCTTCCGTCGTCAGTGACCCATGTATTCCACTTACCTGTTATCATGTACCAGAACCAGTAGTACGCGCCAGCATTGCCCCGGTACTCCCACCCTGGATACCACGGCAGATCTTCTACAGGATCGTGGATCATCCAGTTCTGCCCATAGGCAGATACCCCTCGCAGTATCTTCTCACGTGGGATAACCTTCACGGCCCAGTCATAGACTTCCTTGATCCAGAAGTAGGGAGAGATGGGACCGGGAGAACTTCCTGACCATGCGAAGTCGTACGTCATTATAGCTACGTGGTCAAAGTACGCGCCGAAGACAGCGTAGTCCAACCAGGTCTCACCACCGACAGAATAGTTGCCCTCAGTAGCAGCCGGGAGTGCAGCACAGACCTTCAGGCCATAGGTCCGGGCATGATCTCCGAGGGTACGGTAGCCAGCCATAGCCTCAGCAGAAGTGATGTTGCTTCCGAAGCCTTCAGCGTCCAGATCAACCCCGTGGAGCCACGGGTACGTTGCGTAGATGTTATCTAACTGAGACAGCACAGAAGCTCTGAGAGGATCCCCAGGAGTGCCGATGGCTTTCCAGGCTGCACTGCTGAACGACTGAATGGTAAGCCACCAGCGGATCTTAGGCCACTTCATGCGGTACGTGTCTACTGTGTTCTGGATGTTCATGTTGGTCAGACCGCTAGTGTCTAAGTTGTAAGCAACCAGGAACACGTCGTCTATGACGTCCCCGTAGTTCTCAAGGACTGCATTAGTCCGGACAGTGTTGGATGCGTGCCACACTGTTACGCGCTGTCCCATGCTAGGCCCTCACGTCCCAGTTGATAGGAGCCAGAACAATGTAGTACACGCTGGCAGCAGCAACCTGAGAATAGAAGTTTATAGCACCTGTGGAGTTGATACGGTACTGGATAGGGATAAATCCGGAAGCCGTTAAGATAGCTCCTACTCCCATTCGGTTCTTACCGTCTGTAATAGCGTACCCAGCAGGGACTGTCCCCAGTGTGTAGTACGTAGCAGCCGCGAACGAAGCTGGACAATTGATAACGCCACACTCTAGGGTGACGTAGTTACCAGTCTTGATAGCGGACGTTGTAGCGTATGAGGCATTATGACTATACCCTGAAGCCAAATTGATAGCTGCCTTAGTTGGCACCACAGGAGCAGGGATAGCGTCAATCAGAGCTTTGAGGAAGTCGTCGTTACTTCTTAGGATAGCTGCTAGCGAAGCCAAATCCTTGAAAGTGTCGGGACCATATACAGGTGTCGGGGGTGTCTCCAGGGGCATTTCTACCATCCTCCATGTTCAGTAAGTACGTCAGACCACGTGTCATGCCAGCCAATAGTAGCTGCCCATCCTTTAGGATGTGACTGGGTTACCGTTCCCAGATCCATTCGGACGTTAGTCCCAGGGTCTGTGTGGATGCCCTTGATAGCTACGGTGGCCGACATGATACCGTCAGTAGTTAGGTCCAGACGCTGGTCGGCTCGTGCAGTGTGGTGAGGAGTTATGCCAGCGCCTACAGAGATGTCGTACGTATAACCGTTAAACTCCTGGCCAGCGCTGATCTCACCAAAATAAAGCATACCCCACTTGACCGTTTGAACACCAATCGGAGATATGACCCCGAGGTAAGGGCTAGCCTGATCCTCGTCTGACATAATCCACGTGTCATAGTCAGACTGGATAACTCCGTTGATGTATCGCCATACAGGAGTAGTTCGTAGTTCCAGGTCTCCTACCTGAGGAGACCAACTGAACAGGCTAGTACCCGGCAGAAGCTGTACATCTGTGACGTTAGCTTCTGCCTGAGTAGACACCTTGATGGCCACACCTAGCACCTGTCTGGAGGGCTTGATGTGGCCGAAGGTTCGTACGAATGCCATTAGGCCACTACTCCAGCGGTCCAGGGCATCTCGGTAACGTTGGGGACCCATCCGGTACCCGTAGTCCCAGCCTGCAGGATGAGATCAGTAGCCTCAACTCCTCCATACACAGTAGTGATCTTGACCTTGATGGTGAGTGTCTGCTTGTAGCTGTTTGGGTTCCGTACGGTGACGATTCGCGAGGCCATTATAGCTCCAGGGTCTGTACTTCGGTTGTTCCATCAGTGTACTGGAACGTGATCTCTACCTGCACTGAAGAAGTGTCGTCTGCGTCTACTTGAGCCGAGAACACGAAGCTCTCACGGTTGTCGCTAGCTACAGTCTGTTCTAGAGATCCTCCGGCTGCCCCGAATGCGAATGAGTATCGGCCAGTAGCTCCGCCCTCCACGACCTGGACATTAGATCCTGCCCAGTGTGCCATCCCGTTGTCTCCACGGCTATTGAGCAGCAGATTGAATGGGTTGATGTTACGTGTATCGATAGTCTGGCCCGTAGTCAGTGACCCAGGGTCAGTACTGTCGTCGCTGGATGCAAGGCTACGTAGCTTGTTCGCAAGCGTGATGGTAGAGTTGCGAAGGTCAACCCAGTCGATCTCCAGCGATACTACCCGGCTCTTCACAGACTGGGAGTAGTCCTCATCCATAACGAAAATGGTATCCAGTACTTCGAACCGGTCAACCTCATCAGTACGGTCTACCAGTCCTGACACCTTGTACTCATATGAGATGGTAGGCTTAGCACGGTCAGCCAGGAATGCAACTAGGAATCGCTTCATAGCCTGAGGAGTCATGCCAGACTTGAAGTCGTACACGCTAGAACGTACACTGTCAGTCCAGGTGTGGTCTTCCACGTAGTCCACGCCATCGTTGGCAGGTGCTATAGTTAGACCATCAGCGTTCCTACCGTAGATGCGTGTCACGAGGCTCGTGGTGTCTTCTCGCTTTACGGCTGTCTTGATGCCGCGCTCATACACGAAGTAAGTGCCACGGTCTCGTCCACCCTGATCCAACAGGTGCACGAACTTGTTCTCATCATCGAATACGAGGTCTCCGCCGTACACTTTGGCAATCTGCTTCAGAACGCCGAGCACAGTGCCAGCATCGTTTTCCCACCCTAGGATAGCAGCGGGGTCAATCTGTCCAACATACCACCCAGTTCCCACCAGGACTGTGGTGATGGCACCGAGAGCCGTTGTGGTCCACGTCTGGTCTTCGATCTGGCCAGCGTACAGCAGATCATACCAGTTGCGCTCGCAGTATACCTCGACGTTGGCTCGGTTGCTGTCACGGTCTATGGTCTTGGTTATGGCTCGGGCCACATAGTGCCGTCCTTTGAACAGGATAGGCATCTCAGCTTCAACCAGTGTGGCCTTTGGATCTGCCAGACTGAGGGTGAAGTTCAGTGTAGACTCGTTAGTGCTGGTGTCTAGGGTAGTGCAGTCCAGAAGAGTGTCCTGGAAGAACACCCCTCCTCCGCTCGGAACAGCCAGAATAGGATCCAGGGAGAACGGCCGGATCGACTGAGTGTTAGGCAGAGGAGGGGTAGCTGGGGGAGCTGTGCTCAGCAGAATCTGGTCCATGTACGATTCAGCGCTTGTGAGGCTTACCTCGTACTGGATCCATGCTGTGCTCGGCTCGGTGGTAATGCTGGAGGAGGGCTTCCACGCGCTCCAGGTAGTCAGGTCAGCGCTGGTTCGGTACTTGACCGTAGCTCCGCTGCCATTGAGAGTAATCATAGGGATATCTGTACCCCATTGAGCAACCATAGCACGGGTCTGAACGACCACAGGCAGGACAGCAGTGGGACGAGGAGACACTCTACCAGACACCGTAGTGGTATCTGCCTGAGTAGCTT